TGCTATCGTTGGGGGATGATTTCCAAACACTCTTCCATGCGTATGATCCAAATTTGGTACTTATCGAACGGGTAGAATTGGACAAGCATATCATGGACGAAATATACGAATACATATCGGAACATCCACAAGTAAGGTTGTACTTATTACTTCAATCATTTTAACAAACCATGCCGGGTGGTATATCCCGGCAACCAATTAAAAAAGGAGTGATATACATGGAAACGTACAGTGAATTTGAAATTGATTTGATTTGTGATTATGCAGACAAAATACAGGTTTTGTACTCGTATCACGATTCCGTAAAAAAAACGATTCGATATTTGTATATTGATTTGAATACATACGAAATTGAAATACCGTTTTATACATTTGGTGCTTTAAAAGAATACATATTCGAAGAATTGATAAAGGCACTTGAAGAAATGCCGAAATATAGATTATACACATTGTATTTAAAAGGGGTGAAATGATCCTTTTGAAAAAAAGGTTTATTTTGGGAAGGAATATTGACTTTAATGAAAAAGTAGTTAAAATAGAAGTATATGAAACACCAAATTACACATTCCAAAGGGGGAATTTATAATGGTAAATAATAACGAAAATTTTGAAGTGGTGGCAAGTGTTCAAGAAGAAAAATTAAGCTCTTTTGAGGTATTAAGCAAAATTGATGTATCAAAGCACATTGAAAAGAAAGGAAAGTTCAATTACCTTTCATGGGCATGGGCATGGCAGATTCTTAAAAAACATTATCCAACGGCAACATATCGTGACGTTTGGCATAATGGGGAACCATTCATTAAAACATCACAAGGGTACTTTGTTGAAGTGGAAGTGACGGTGGAAGGTATCGCACTTTCCGAAATACATCCGATCCTTGACAACAACAACAGACCCGTTGAAAATCCAACAACCTTTCAAATTAACACATCACAAAAACGTTGTTTAGCAAAGGCAATTGCACTTCATGGACTTGGACTTTACATATATGCAGGTGAAGACCTACCAATGACAGATGAAGAAGACGGACAAACATATGCACCAAAACAAAGCACATATGCACCAAAAGCACAAAGCAATACAAGTAGTGGTGCAAAGGTAGCATCTGAAAAAACACGTGGATTTGTAAAAAGCATCATTGATAAATACCAACAATCCAAAAAGATTACAGAAGAAGAAGCAATGGATCAATTTAAAACCAACTTTGGTTTTGATGATATCAACACGATTTCATACGATTCGGCACAAAAAATAATTGATGCATTCAACAAGGCAAAGGGTTAATTCCCTTTGCCGTACTTATATCCATTTAAAAGGAGTGATACATATGACAAAACATTTTAACGATATAAAGGTAAAGTTTATGGAAATGCGAAATCCCGGTGGTGAACCAATCCAACGAAATTTTACATTTTTAGTTACCCTGCAATTAAAAGGAACGCAATATGAATTTGTCGGTGTGTTTGATTTAAATGTGTTGTTTGAAAGCGAAAACATGATATACTTCATTCGCAAAACACCAACAAATCAAAACGGTCAATTGATCCATTTATCAAATGCAAGGTTGGATGAAATATTGGCACATCCAGCATTTGAAAAAGCACGAAAAGATGCATTTGAAGAAGCAGAGAACGACAAAGAAGTACGATTGTATTTAGTGACAGGGGGCATACAAAATGGGTAAACAAGTATTAGCACGTGATGTAAAAATGTATGGAATGATTTATACCATTTCAAAAGATAAATTAGGTCATGGCATGATTTGTTTTGTTGAAGACCACACAAACGAAAAAGAGGCATTTGAAGAATACATGAAAGAAGCAAGTGCAGATTATGAAGTTGAATATATTGAAAAATGCATTGTATCACGATCATACCATGTAGAAAAAGTTGAAAGATATGAATGGACAGTACCGGATAAATGTATTGAATATTATGTGACATTGGCCGTTGAAATGCATATGGGAAGAACGAAAGATTGGGGTGAAGTTACGATATGTTTGGACGAGGATTTGAATTATAAAAAAATGTATTTTCAAGGAAAGATGCCGGAAGATGATTTACCGAAAGCAATGCAGGAAATCAAACGGGAACGTTTGGGAATTATCACAGGTGTTTTTGACAAACGAAAGGAGTGATCCATATGATCGCATTGGGTTATAAAAATTACATATCAAAAGATGATGTTTCAAGCATCATTGGTAAAATCAATTCAAGACCAATTCAAGTGTTAATGGATGAGTGCAAACGCAAAGGAACATTCATTGATGTGACATTTGGCAGAAAGGCAAAATGTTTGGTTATTTCAAAATCCGGTTGGTTGTATTTAGTGGCATTAGATGCAAAGACGATTCAAAAACGTTTCATGGCAAAAGGAGTGGTGAACGATGAAACAGAACAAGTATAAAATCATTACATTTATTATGGCAATTGTGATCATGTTAATTTTATTGGCAGTGGCAAAAATGATGCATACAACATTTTCACACGGATTGATTTTATTGATTTCAATCATTCCGGTTATGATTGGGGCATTCTTTGATGAACTTTACGAATCCAAGGACGACAATACGAAAAGGTGATAACAATCACCTTTTTTTCATGCACAAAACGGTACCATTTTTCCACTTTTATATGTTTTCACGATACAATATAAGGGGGGGTGAAAATATGGAACTTAAATTTATTCAAGATCAAAGCATTGGGGATTTGGTAGCAGGTTTTATAAATAACGAATTGAAAATTCATTGCAGGTATGATTTCTTTTTTGGGTACACAGGTCTTGTGTATTTGTTTTGGGTACGTGATGCACAGTATCCAACACGTATAACGATTCAAGAGATACGGGAGAAATACAAATACATTGAATCCTTTGTTAATTATCTTTTGACAGAATAAAAACCACATCTTCCGTTGATGTGGTCTTTTTCTATACTTATAGAATTGGGGGAAAACATAAAAGCAATCAAAGAACTATGCAACCCGGCAAAAGTAAGTATATCAAAATAAATAGGATCATGCAAGGTGGCAACTTACATGATCCAAACTTTCCAAAGGGTAAAAAAATAACAATACGAAAAGATTTAAAGGTTTTGTTCTTCTTCATTATACACAAAATGCAGTTGTTGTGTAAAGAATAAATGAAATTGTTGGAAAAACAAATCGGTCTTTTTTTAACTACTTTTACATATTTGTGGTATATTGTTTATGTATCACACAAACAAAAAAAGGGGATAGACAATATGAAAAGTGAAAAGGCAATGTTCTTTCTGCAAATGACAAAAGAAGTGAAAGAAGACATCCAATGTGGCAATTGGACTGTTGAAAAAGAAGAAAGTGATCATACGTATGATGATTTGGAATACCAAAGACAAATAAAAGAGTTACAAGAGAACATCAATTGATGTTCTTTTTTCTTTTAATTAAAGGTTTAACTACTTTTTACCGAAATATAATAAAGGAATCAAAAAGCACGTTGACAATTACAGGAAAGTAGTTAAAATTAAAGTATATACATATTATAAAAGGAGTGATCAATATGGGTGCAAGAGGTAAAAAGCGTGTTAAAGGGTATACATTGAAGTATTGTAATGGAAAAGACAAACAACCGTATTTATATATTTGGGGGGCATATGATCATGCAACCACAAGTGAAAAAAGAAGAAATAAAGAAGTTGCAAAAGGCACATCCTATTATGAAAATTGGTTAAGTCTTGGGCCGGTACTTGGTGGAATCGCACAAGGATTCTTGGAATGGTTACAAGAAGAAAGAGAAGCAGAACAAACAACCAAACTAATGATTGTACAGGATATGTTATATGATAAATACGGACACATCAATTTAAACAAACACGATTACAATGCAACTTTACTTGCAAACGATATTGAACACATTTATGATATCGTGGATCACCAATTGCAAAGAAAGGTTGCAACACAAAAAGATGCATAAATGTGCATCTTTTCTTTTTTTGCTTTAAAATAAACGTATAGGGGGTGTTATTCATGAAACAAATTAAACTTGCAAAAATGGGCACAAATCATTCGTTAATGGACGCATACCGTGTGGTATTTTCAAACAAAGACATGGATACACACATGGTACTTTTCAATATTGTGGAATACAACATAAATGAATTAGGAGAGAGAACAAAAGGATCCAAAGCATTTGCAAAAACCTACATGTCCATATCGGATGTTTCCATGTTGGCACGTGACATTGTGCATATGAAAATGAATCTTTGGGAAGCTGTAAACGATTCGTTTAAATTGTATTTCAATGGTGGGGGAAATGAAAACGGGCAGGTGGTGGCACGAAAAATGATTGCTGCATTCTATCCAAACACACGTCAATTTTCATTTACGATTGAAGAAGGTGAGGGAGTAAGACGGAAGAATGCGTACATCATGAAAAACGTTTTAAAACGGGCATATACATATGTGTCGTTGCATGATGCACGATTGTTTTTTAACAATCTTTTGGATTACACAAATGCAATTTCTTTTGTTGAAGTTGCAAACAACACTTTTTTCCGTTGGAAAGTTGAAAACGGAAACACGGATGAATCGCAAACCATTGAACCATAAGGATTTGTCCATAAGTCTAATATACTATACTTGTGCATTTTATACGTCCATAAGTCTAATATACTATACTTCATAAGTCTAATATATTAGACTTATGAGGTCTAATATATTAGACGTAAATGATATTATCTTTTAAAGAGAACTAAAAAATGATATAAAAGCAAAAACCACTGCATCTTTTTCAAAGATGCTTTCTTTTTTTCTTTTTTCTTCTTATGATCATTTTCATTAAAAAGATGTAATGGATCCAAAACATGAAGTGCTTTCTTTTTTCGCTTTCAGCGAAAAACCAAAAGACAAAACCTTTGCTTTAGAAGGTGAAAAACTTCACTTCGTTTGTTTTTCATGAAAAGACAAAACCAAATGCAAAAATGCTTTTGATGTTTTGGCAGAACGAAGTGATGCCCTTTTTAAAAAGCGAGGGTTTTATCTTTTCGAGAGCGAAGCGAAACAAATCTTTTGATCTTTAGAATCAATCAACATATATGTTTTAACTACTTTTTGAAAAAAGATAAGAAAACATTAAAGGTTTCGCCCCGGCAACCGATAATAAATATGTATGTAAAAGATGTATTATATTTCTTGAATTATTTAAAGGAATGTGATATGATGTTAAAGAAGGTAGTAAATGCAACAACCAATTACAACATTTAGAGGAGGAATTTATTATGGAAAACAATGTTAATGTACCAGTAAGTATTTTAAACGCAGAGGTCACACCCCGTGCACAAGTATTATTTATTCGTCTGCTTTCGTATTATCAAGCAAACGTGGAATTTCCAACGTATGCAGAGTTGGCACGACAAATGGGCATTACAGAACGTCAATTGGTAAAGTGTGTGCGTGAATTAGAAGCAAGTCATTTTATTTCCGTTTATAAAAGCGAAACGAATGCACGTAAAAATACGTACGCATTCAACATTTAAAAAGGGGGAATTTACATATGGCAAACAATACGAATCAATTTAAAGGGGAAGACAAGGTACCGTTTGAAGTGGTAATGGCAGACCAACTTTTAGATCAAGGATTTGTAACCTATCCAAAAGCAGTAATACGTTGTAAAGATTTAACACCACAAGAGAAGACATTGTGGGGTGTGATTTATTCATACAAAGGAGACAACGGCACACATCCAAATCAAGAAACGTTGGCAGAAGATTGTGGTACATCCGTTGCAAGTATCAAATTATGGATTAAGGCATTAAAAGAAAAAGGATTTTTGGATACAAGACGTGACGGATTCAAGGGCAACAATTCATATGTGTTAATCGTACCAAAACATGTTGTGGATCAGTACCGTGACCAAACGAAAAAGACACGTGAAAAAGAAATTGAAAAAGTAGTTAAAATGACAGGGTACACGATCAATGCAGATGAAAAACAATTGATTTTGTTTAAATCCGAATCACTTGGGAATGGATACAAGTTATCGCAAAAACATATTGATTTATTATACGTGGCAAAACATACGTATTTTGGGCAATTCAATGCACTGCAATATCTTCTGCATCTGATTGATGACAAAACCAAATATGTTGGAAAAGCAAAACAACGATCCAGTGCATTGAAAGTATTTATTAGTTATTTCAAACGCTTTGGTGTAGCACCAACAAGTGAAGAAATGACAAAGTTGGATGCACTATTAAGCAAAAGTAACAATGCATCACCGAAGAACATTACCGATGCAATGAAAAAAGCAAAGCAAGAAAACGTTGCAATCTTATCGGACAAGTTTAATGATTTTGTAGTAACATTTAAACAACTTGCAGAAAAACAAAGCAAAACCATTGCAATGGCAATTGTAGAACAAAAACAAGAAGAACCAAAAGCACCACAGGTAGCACAAACCAAAACACCGGCCGTTGGATCCATGACAAATTGGAACAACTTATTTGGAAACTAAAAAGGGGGAATTTATAATGGAAAAGCAAGAGAACCAAAAACAATGGGTATGCACGGTAAACAATCCGGAATGTTTTCACGGGGTGATCAAAAACCCCGTGACCGGTAAATTCAAAGACCGTTGCAAATGTCAAAAAATATTCGATTTGAAAGTACGATTTTTGCGGTATGCAGAAGCAGAAGAAAAATTGATGAAGGTACCAAACCAATTAACCGAAAAAGTACGCATTGCACGTTTGAATGATGTGTTTGGATACATACAAAAACATGGAGTACAAAAAGGGGTTAATCCGCTTGACCATGTAGAAACGGTTGATTTTAAGGAACTTCTAACAAACATCTTGGAAAACATTGAAGAATTGATACATGACGAAGCACGAATCTTTTTCACAGGCAACACTGAATGTGGCAAATCGCAAATGGCAAGTACAATTCTGTTGGGGGCAAACATAAAAGAAATTGACGGATTTTATTTATCGGCAACACGTTTTAAAAATCTTACGCTATCTTTTAAAGATGCAGACAAGCAAGAAGAAAAACAACGCATTCTTGAAAAAATCCGATCACGCAGAACCAAAATTTTAATTATTGATGATATGGGTGCAGACATCGCAATTGCAGGAAAACATCAAAGCATGTTGGCACAAGAATATTCTGAAATGATCCGTGAATTTAAGGGATTGGTGATTGTAACAAGTAACAACATTACAACCGATTTGGTGCAAAAGTATGAAAACATGGAACGTATGCGATCGGTTTTAATTAAGCAAAACAACATGAAAGAATACATCTTTGATGACGTAAAATTACGTCAAAAAGAAGCAGGAAAGGCCGTAAAAAAACTGTTTTAGGATAAAGGGGTATAATCCCCTTATTCCAAAAAACAAATGCCGAAAATCTTGCAAATGATAAAAAAGTAGTTAAAATATAAAGGTATCACACATGGTTTTGTTCAACCAATTATACAAAGGGGGAATTTAATATGACAAACGGTTTACAACGAAAAGATGCACAAGTGGTGGATGCAAGAGAAATGCAATTGGAAACACTTTTTATGGGTACGATTGTAAAAGATTTAAACCTTTTGATTGAAGTACAAGGCAGTGGTATTGGCAAAACCGAATTGTACGCAGATCATAATAAAGCAGTGTGGGAATTGGCATTGCATTATTCCAAAGAAGGATTAAAACAACTCACACCGTCCATATTTACAGACAAGTTTGGCACGAATGGACAAGCACTATACGATGAATACATAAAAGCAAATTCACACGATTTTATGCGGTATATGTATGAAATGAGAAAACGTAAAACAAAACGAGAGTTGCAAAGCACCTTAACGGATCTGCAAGACAAATTGACCAAATCAACCAGTATGCAAGAAATGGAGAAGGTCAAACAAAACATGTTTGATGCCGTTATGTTGTTTGAGAATAGCGAGAAAAGAAGTTACACCGTAAATGAAATCATTGAAGAACATTTTGTGTACAAAGGGCACATGGCACCCGTCAAAACGGGGTATGACATCATTGATGAAAACATTGGGAAAGGATTGTATCGTGGATTCTTTACCGTTCTTGCAGGAGAAAGTGGAAATTTCAAAACAACCCTTACAGAAAACATGATCATTAACATGATTTTAAAATATGACTATAACGTGTACTTTCAGACCATGGAAATGACCAAAGATAAGATTGTGGAAAACTTCTTGGCAAAATTAACGGATTCGGACATTGAAGCATGGAGAGTGTTCTTCTTCAAAGAAGATGAAGTGGCAACAAAAAAAGAATTGGCAAAACGGGTAATGCGAAAGGTGCATGAACATATTGAAATCAATGATCATTCCTTTACACCAAAAGAAATGGCACGTGAAATTATACGGGCATCCAAACGTAACTTTGATATTTTTGTGATTGATTACTTTCAACACTTGGTACTTGAAGACGGGCAAGAATTTAATGATGCATCCAAAGTATTATGCGAAGCAATTAAACGTTGTCCGAACATGGCATGTTTACTTCTTTCACAAGTCACAAATCCAGGCAAAGGGAAAGACAAGGATCCAAAGGAAGCATCATTACGATTTGCAAAAAACTTGGTCAATGATACGTCTTTGGAGATGATTGTTTTCCGTGATCCAAAAGAAGAAGGTGTGGAACCGGAAACCGAATTTCTAAATGTCTTCTTACGTAAAAACCGAAACGGGAAAGCTGATACCTTAACACGTCTTTTATGTATTCCCTCAAAAGGAATCATTGGTGAATTTGATTATCAAGAAGCAATTGAAATTGATGCAAAAACACGTGAACCATATGAAGACGGTGTACATGTAGCAGAAGAAATATACGATTTTGTTGATGAGATTCAAGAGAAACAAAAAAACCGTATCGTCCAAACCAACTTTTTTGAATAAACAAGGGCATTTGCTCTTGTTTTTTTCATTTAATGGAAATAAAATAAAAACATTAAAGGTTTTAACTACTTTTGCCGTAAACCTATATATGAAACATAAAACAAAGGGGATGAAAAAATGAAAAAGATCATATTGGGTTTAGATGTTGCAAGTTACAAAACGGGTTGGTGTTTACTTGAATATGACACAGACACAAAAGCATACACGTATTACCAAAGTGGCATTTTTGAAATTGACAAGAATACAGACGAAAAAAGCAACATATTAGGATACCGTATTAACTTTGTGCGATCATCTGTAAAATGGTTAATTGATACATATGACGTTGACCATATTGCAATTGAGGAAGTATACAACGGTCATGCATCTGCATCGGCAGTTTTGCACAGGGTACATGGATCCTTAATTGAAATGCTTTACAATGCAGGTATGGCATATGAGTATTATCCGAACACCACCGTAAAAAAGGTGATCGTAAAAGGAAATGCAGAAAAATATGAAATTGCAGAAAAAGTACAAGGGATGTTAAATATCACGTTGAAGTTTAAAAAAGGGAAAGATGAAACATATGATGAAACCGATGCAATCGGTGTGGCAATTACATATGTGAAGGACAAGTTTTTACAAGAAGTAGAGAGAAAAAAGAAACCAAAGAAAAAAAGCAAAAAAGTGTAAGAAATCACTAAAGTTATTTTGAAAATGGTCGATAGTAGAAATAAGCAAAGAAAGTAGTTAAAATAGAAAGGTGGCAAATAGCATGAAACAATACGAATTGCATCATTACAATTGCAACCATAAAGGCAAGTTGGTTGAATACTTTAAAGATGACAACATGACACGATTCCGTTGTATGAAGTGCAACCAAAAATGGGAACAAGATAAAACACCTGCAATTGTTTTCTTCTTGATCTACAAGATGTATAAAAATCAAAAATAAACATTTTTTTTGTCGGAAAATTCAGTTTGACAAATTACAGTTTTTGCGTATAATACGCAACTTTCCAAAGGGGGAAATGATCGTGGATAAACAATTTAAAAAATATTTGATCAATACGTTCAAATTTTGTGTAGGTGCAACAATTGTTGGATTCGGACTTGTATATGGCATTCGTTTGTTCTGCTACTTTGTGTTGTGGATCGCAAACGTAATGGGCATGAACTATTAAAAGGGGGAAACTAAAATGATAAATATGAACTTTGATAAACACCAATTCAGTATTGTAAAACGTGGCAATTTCTACAATGCATGGGGCATATACGGCATGGAATCATATGAAATTGAAATCGACACACTTGCACTTGATGCAAAACTACAAGAAGGAAACTTAAATCATACAGACATGATCATGGTGGTTTCGCACCTACTGAAAAATATCAATAAGAAAGTATTTAATGGGTTTGAAGAATTGGGGGTGCTTTAATGTTCTTGGAAAATGCAACAGGTATTATGATCAAGCAAATCGAACAATTGGATGATTACTTTCGTATAACAGGAACATGCATTGTAGATAAACAATTTGGCCGTTTGTTGGCACCCTTTGATGTAGTGTTTGATGGGTTTACGATTGTGAAAGTGATTAAACCAGATAGTGGCATAATTCCAATCAACTTGGAAGAAATCTTATATCGAAATCGTTTAAATATCGTCGTAAATTCGGAACTTGATGTGTAGAAAGGGGAAATACATATGAACAATAAATACATCCTAATTTCAAAAGAAATGAAAGACGGTTACTTGGAAGTGTTGGTATATAACACGGAAAATAAACAATATGAAACGTACGAAATGCATTCGATGTACAAATACATTTCCGATGCATTTGTAATTGAAACATGTTTAAAAGCAAAGGTACAAAGTGTATGAATGAACAAAACCGGCAATTTATCGAACTCGTATTAGATGAAGCAACAAAACTTTCACATGAAAACAAAGAGTTAAAAGCAATCTTGGACAAGCGTAATGAAACAATTGCAGAACTTGAAAAAGAAAATGAAAAGTTGTACAGGATCATAAAAAATTTGCAAAGCAAATGACAAGAAAAGGGGGAGAATGTGACATGTACGATGAATTTGAGTTTACAAGTGGAATCGTTAAAAAGACATTGAATAATTGGTTGGAACTTGAACATGTAACACAAATCAATGATGCCGTCATTGCACGTTGGGATATTGAAATGGCAATTGATGACCTGCAAGATCCACACATACATAAAAAGATACAATTAACAGGGGAACAATTGGAACTTCTGCAAATGTGGCAAAAAGGGTACAGTGTAGATGATTTGGCAGAACATTACAAAGCACCAAAAGAAACGATTATTTCAAGACGTAACAAGATTTCAAAGAAAATTGCAAAGTGGTTAAATGGCGGGTTTGAAGATGAAAAGTATCTATAACGGGAATAAACACATTCCCGTTTTACCAATTTAAAAGGGGGATTTTATGATACACAAAAATGAAGTGCATTTGATGGATTGTTTAAAAGGTTTGGAATTGGTTAAGGATAATTCTATTGATTTTATTGTAACATCACCACCGTATGATCAATTACGTACATATGAAAGCAGTACAAGCATATTGGAGGTTGGAAAAGAGTGTTTTAGGACATTAAAAGACGGTGGAATAATGGCAATGGTAATTCAAGATCAAACAAAAGATTTCGCAAAAAGTTTAACAAGTTTTCGCACGTGCGTATCTATGTGTGATGAAATCGGATTTAGATTATTTGAAACAGTTATTTGGCAACGTCATGGTAGACCGGGTGCGTGGTGGAATAAACGTTTCCGTGTGGATCATGAATACGTATTTTTATTTTTGAAAGGAAACAAACCTAAACATTTTGACAAAGAACCATTGAAAATTCAAGCAATACACGTTGGAAAAAAGTTAGTAGGAACAACAAGAAAAAATGATGGGAGTATAAAAAGAAACACAAGTGGAATGGAACAACCAAACTTTAAATGTAGGGGCACTATATGGTCAATTGATTCAAGCAAAAGTGAACACAACAAAGTTAAATTGAAGCATCCGGCAACATTCCCAAACCAATTGGCAAAAGATTTATTGACTTGTTTTACAAAGGAAGATGAATTGGTGTTAGATCCTTTTGCAGGAAGTGGAACAACGTGTGTGGTGGCAAAAGAACTAAAAAGAAATTATATTGGTTTTGAAATAGATGAAACATATCACGCAATTGCACAAGAGCTTTTAAAGGGGGGCAAATAACATGGAACATGATGTATTTGATTTTGAAGAAATGGATCTATTATATGAAAAGATAATTGAACAACAGAAATTGTACAAAAGTTTTACAGTGGATATTTTAATTGAAGAAATTGAATTGGCACATGATCAAGATACCATTGAAGAATTTAAACGTGCTATGATAGAGGTATTTAAAAGCAAGTTGGATGCAACCATTAAACAAGTATTGGGGGAGATATAAATGAACTTTGGACAACTTGGCAATATGATTGATGCATTGGAAGAAGCAATGGAAAAACAAAAATACCATTTGGATCAATTGCATAATGAATTGGAAATATTTGAAGATCAATTTGAAGATGAAGAAGACCACATTGAAGAATTGCAAACACGTATTGAATTGGCACTTGATAATTTGCAATTGTTGTTTGAAATGTCGTTAAATGCACAAGTGCTTATGGAACGTAAAATGGAAAGACGATTTGCAGATGAAGGGGGAAAATACGGGTGGTAGAATATTTGGTTGTTTATGAATACACACAAGATATAACAAGAGAAGGTAAAACATTTCCGATTCTAAACAATGGAAGAGTATTTACCAAATCAAGTACAGGAAAATTTACACGGGTTGATATCTTCCATTTGGAAGCAGAATTAAAAGAAAAGAACGGATACAAAACCATTATGATCACAAACATTGTACGGTTGGATTCATAAAAGGGGTGATTACATGAACCGTTTAACCTATGATGTGCAATTGGTCACATCCAGGTATCATAAAAACTATACGGCACATTGTTTTGCATTTAAATTGTACAAGGATTTTGGATATGATTTTTATGTGTTGCATCAACAAATTTTTCACTATAAAGAACCGTATTGGTTGGATGAAAACGAAAACGAAATCATTGAATATTATCCATACATTGAAGATTATGCAATGGATTCTTGGGAATATGAAGATGCAATTGGATTTTGGAATACGTTTGAACCTGCAAAAGAGTATATGAAAGAAAACGAACAACAAATACTTGGGGAATTACATGAGGATCCAAATACACGGTTATTGTTACTGCTAAACGTGGAAATATAAAAGGGGGAAACTAACATGATGAATTGGTTAAAAAGAAAGAAAGAACAAAAAAGAAACGAACAAGAAAGTATGCACATGGTAAAGCAATTGAAGAAGTTTGCAATCGTGTTTCATTTCACACCAAAAAACATTCATCTTTTAACAGATATCCAAACACTAAACATTTCCTTTGCAACACTTCATGATATTTCAGAAATGACAGATACAGACTTTTTACATCTGTATTTGTTTGCTACATATTCCGATCGTGAAAGTTTCTTATACGCTACCATTGATGATTTGATTGAAACGTTTTATGCGTATGGGGATTTCGAGGTGTTTAAATGAACATACGATTTTTACGAAAGGCACTTGAAATTGCACAGAACGAATCGGTATATTTAGACGGAAAGATAAAAGAAACAGAAGCAGTACAAGGGGAACATTTAGAATATAACCATTACGGGCAAATCGTTAAATACAACAAAGAAGACTTTTTAATGATTTTAAAGCTAAAAAAAGAACGGGCAGACAATGCAATTGCAGCGATCCAAAAACAACTTGAAAAAAATTAAAAAGGTGGGGTACAAAAAATGCAAATCCAGGAACGTATTAAAGTAGATGAAACTTTTTTGGAAGCAAAGGAAGTTATTAAGCAGATGAACAAAAAGAAGTGGAAAGAGAAAAATGAGTGGGAAAAAGAATTGGACAAGATGCGTGTGAAGGAATTTAAGCAACGCAAAAAGCAACAAAAACACGAAATATTGGTTGACCGAAGTGATTTTGAATACAAGTATAAGTAAATATAACAAAGTGCAGATGATTGAAGATATCTTTCATTTGCACTTTTACCTTTTGATAAGAAAGGAGTGAAACGGAAATGAAAGATAAGAAGGATCCGAAAGAAAAGAAAAAAGTAGTTAAAAAAGAAGAAGCAACAAAAACAGTAGGAAGAAAATCATTGTATGATCCTGCAATGAATCCACAAGTAAAAGAGTGGTCAAAGCAAGGATTGATTGATACAGAAATTGCAAAACTTCTTGGCATTGGTAAAAGTACGTTTTATGAATGGCAAAATAAACATCCGGAATTTTCGGACGCTTTAAAAGAAGGAAAGCAAATTGCAGATATGGAAGTAGAACAAGAATTATGGGGAAAATGTCACGGGCAAATGATCATTGAACGAAAAGAAAAGGTATTGCGTGACGGTACCATTGTAACCGTGCAAGAGGAACGATTTGTACCAGCAAGTGACACGGCAATTATCTTTTGGTTGAAGAATCGAAAACCGGAAATGTGGAGAGAGAAGCAACAAATTGAACACAGTGGATCCATGGACATATCCGTTTCCGTTTCACACCTTACAGATGATGAACTCGAGAAGGAATTAAAAGCACTGCAATCATTGGGTGAGGAAAATGGCAAATAAACGTGAGCTTTTGGAAAAGCAATACAAGTTGTTGCGTGAAGTACAAATACGCAAAGCACGTGCAAGTTTTTGGGAGTTTTGCAAGACGATTGCACCGGACTTTTACAAAGAATCACGTCCACATTTAAAGGTGTTTTGTAAGTTGTTGCAAGATATGTATGAAAAGAAAGTAATCAACGAAAAAACAGGCAAACCATACACCAAATTGATGATCAATATGCCACCTCGTTTGGGCAAATCAAGAACGCTACAAATGTTTTGCATATGGTGTTATGGCATTGATGCAAGTAACCGTATCATTGCATGTTCCTACAATCAACGAATCGTTACCAAGTTTTCACGAAATGTACGCAATGGGTTGATTACCAGTAAAGGATTACCACATGAAATTGATTACCATGACATCTTTCCAAACACATCTATACAAGACGGCAATGCAAGTGTTATGGAATTTTCAATTGAGAATCAATTTAACAGTTTCACGGCAACAAGCATCGGGGGAACGTTGACGGGTACGGGTGGTAACATCTTTATTATTGATGATCCAGTAAAGGATGCATATGAAGCATTTAACGAAAACCGATTGCAAGATATATGGGAATGGTACACAGGCACCACACTTTCCCGTGTGGAAGGATCCAACGAAGATTCAAGGGCATTGATGCAAATCATCAATATGACACGTTGGAGTAAAGGGGATATGTGCGGACGTATCTTATCAGATGAAGTAGAAGCACAAGAATGGTATGTGTTTGTAATGAAAGCATATGACGAACAAACAAATACGTATTTGTGCGAAGAACTATTACCAGCAAGTAAATACAAAGAGTTGGAACGCAATGTGGATACGGCAATATTTAAAGCGAACTATTTGCAAGAACCCGTAAGCATGGAAGGTAGATTATATAAACAGATATTAACATATGAAAAATTGGTGGAATTTGAAGAGATATTGGCATATGTCGATACGGCAGATACAGGCAGTGATTATTGGGCAATGGTGGTTGGGGGTAGAACCAAACAAAAGGATTTATACATATTGGACATCTACTTTACCAAAGATGATTCAACCATTACAGAAAAAGAAACGGCACGAAAGTTGATAGAGATCCAAAAACAATACGATATGCCGGTTAAATGCACGATAGAGAGTAACAGTGCAGGGGGAGTTATTGCACGAAACATTGAACGGATTATTAAAGAAGAATACCAAAACAAAAAGGTATCCATACAAAAATTACACCAAAGCAAAAACAAACATGCACGGATCATATCACATGCATCCGTGATACAAGAACACGTTTTATTTCCCGTCAATTGGAAGGGCAAATACAAAGAGTTTTATGCACACATAACGGACTTTCAAAAAGATGAAAAAGCAAATCCACATGATGACGGTGCAGATGCATTAACGGGTCTTGTTGAAATTATGGATAAGGTAGGAACCGTTAAGGCAGTTATGCGAATTTAAAAGGGGTGATTGAAAGACATGTTGAATTTAAACAATGCATTTTTGCAAGGCATTAATGAACAAGTTTTATATAGCATCAATGATGAATTATCACGTGAACAATTGATGCAATCATTGGGTAAAATTGCAATGAAGAGTGTGAACGATACAATCATTAAAGCATTGATTGTGGAACATTCACCAAAACGCAACAAGATGATCAAAATGTATAACGAATACAAAGGGGATGTGGACATTACAAAACGTACCACATCAAACCCGGACAAAATCAACAACAAATTGGCAAATGATTACCGTGGTGTGATCATTGACCAACCCGTTGCATACATGTATGGTATTCCAGTAACGGCACAAGTGGACAACACCAAATACACTGATTTGGAATATGCAAAAAACAACGAACAGGTACAAGACTTTTTCTTACGTTCACATGCCAAAAAGATGATTAAACAAGCAGGTAAAATGGCAGGTGCATGTGGATATGGTGCATTTCTTGCATATTTAGATCGTGAAGGGAAAACAAAGTTTACAAACATAAATCCATGGGAATGTATCTTTATTTACAATCAAGAAACCATGGAAATTATGGTGGCAATGAGATATTACACGGAAAAGGATGTTGATTTAAACGGCAACATCATTGAAAGAACACGTGTTGAATGGTACGACAATGAAAAGATTATGTTTTGGGTTACAGATGATAACGGTACATTCTTCCCGGATGTAAATGTTGTGGATCCAAAATTGGGAATCGGAGTTAAAAAACACTTCTTTAAATACATTCCACTCATTGAAGTACCAAACAATGAAGAACGTATTGGAGATTTTGAAAAGGTTGCAAAGGATATTGATGCATATGATCGTTTGTTATCGGATGCACAAAACGAAATTGAATCGTTCCGTAATGCGTACATGGTATTTAAGGGAAACATTACAGTGGATCAAGAATTGTTGGATGCAGTACGACAAAGTGGTGCAATGGCAATACCAGCAGATGCAGACGTAACCTTTTTAACAAAGCAAATCAACGACACGGCAATTGAGAATCAAAAGAATACACTAAACGAAAACATTTATAAGTTTTCAAATCGTGTAGACATGTCGGATGAACGTTTTTCCGGTGGTACAGAAAGTGGAGAATCACGAAAATGGAAATTGTTAAGTTTAGAAAATGATTGCATCAATAAAGAAGTAGAAATGGAAAATGCATTAAAGAATTTGATGAAGGTTGTATGTTCCAATTGGGAGATCCTTGGATTGAATCTTGATTACTTGGATGTATTCTTTACATTCAAACGTAACATTCCAATTGACCTTTCCTATGAAGCAGATGTACAACAAAAATTAAAAGGATTGGTCAGTGACAAAACCCGTCTTGCACTCTCTCGTATTGTGGATGATGCAGATTACGAGATTGAAACCATGCAAGATGAAGCAATGGACAATGTTAATTTGGACAATGTACAACTACCAAATCAAACGGATCCAAACCAAACACCAATTGTGGGTGGTGGAGTAAATGGCACAAAGTAACCCGTACGAAGACTTGGAAGCAATTATGTCTGCAAAGATAAAGAC